AATGCTCCTTTGACTTACTTTTAACCATCTCAAGCACATTTCTATGCTTAAGATATTGTCTACCGTCCATTATAGACGTAAACAACAAAGCTTGGACATCATTACTTATGATATGCTCCTGTACTAAAGGTATTGAGAAAGCCTGGTGCATTCTTCCTACCTCAGCTCGATCTTCAATCGATATCCTCATATCACTATAAATTCTCTGAAAGGATCTACTGACCACTTTATCTAAAAGTCTACTAGACATCCCTTTTATTAAAGATTTCATTCTCTTGTTGTATACTCGGGTATTCAAGAGAGTAGCGATATAGTCCATATATTGCCCAAGAAATTTATTTAAGACTATATCACCCGGTGCAGTATCAACCCAATTAAATATCCATGATCTAAGATCGTAGTATTGCGTCTTAGGTTTTGATGGATATAATAACTTACGAATAATAGATTTTCTATCCCAGTATAACAATTGATCATACGATAAGCATCTTTTCAAGAACTTATCGTTGTATTCATGATTGGTAGATATGACTGGATCTAGAGTAAAATCTTTTTCGTCAGTTTCTAAACTTGTTAGACTCTTTATATTACTTAAAAGAATAGTATGAAGAAGAGAAGTCTTCTTAAGTAGATGACGAGAATCGTCGCCCATATATTGTGAAACCCAGTTCGGATTACCTTTATCATCGTATACAGAATTATAAGTCTTGGAAAAGATTCTAGTCCAATGAATATAGTTAACCAAAGTTCCAAGTATCGATGTAAAAGGATGTCCTGAAGGTATTCCGTTTGTACATTCGTAAATTACACCTGGAGGAAATACTATATTCTTATAAATCAACGAAGTGGCTATAAAATAAAAGTACCGATCATAGGTTCTTGTTGGAGGAAATAAACTACGAAATATTGAACATGCTGTTAAAACGGATTCTTCATCTACAAATTGATCAAAATTAGACCAATCCGAAGATAAGGTATAATAGTATTCAGAACTATTATTAAAGAAAGACCTATAAGTATTTTTCGATAAAGTTTTCCCAATAAAAAGATTATTATTCGGATCTTTACGTATGCTTATAGTTATCAATTGAGAGAATAAACCCGCTATTAATGTTAACATTTCTTCTGGTGCAAGTATAGGTCTTGTTCCTTTAGTTATTCCTTCTTCAGTACACTTGACATCCTTCTCTCTACCTAGTACTTTATACAAACCACAATATTTAACAGGATGTTGTCCTATAAAATCGAGTAAGGATTCAGCACATTTGAGAGTAGATTGAAGAGTTTCCTTTCGTGTATTGCCGAAATAATTTGAGGTAATAATACCAGGGAAGGCGTCTTTATTCATCGCTACATATTTAAGTAAAGTTGAGTCTATTTCTGTGTCGATCAAATACATATTCAAACCATAAAATTTAACATCATTTAAATCCTGCAACATTTCTTCCGCTTTATATAAATTTGTTCGTGAGTTACCTTGCGCCATATTCTTAAATGAAGGTTGATTTGATAAATAACTTCCTTCAATTACAATTCTGAAATTAAGGAGTTCATTTATAACATGATTAATTATTTCTTTATTAATAGAATAAAATTTCGTCTTAATAAATGAAATAAAATTCAAATTTAGATGTCTAAATTTTATTGGAATTGCACCAACTCTGAAGAATGTGGTCCCAAGATATCGTGAATACTTACTAGTATTCATAAAGAATGATAGTGGATTTACCCCTTTTGAGATTATTTCAGGTAAACCACCTTTTAAATATATATATGCTTCTTGAATATATTTAACTTTAAAGATCTTTGTTACATTCGAAATAAAACCCTCATCCATTCCCCGTCTTTCACGCCTAGTGACGGTATTTGTATACATTGTTTTAATAAAATTTGCGTCTAACTTAATTTTTCCATTTAAGCCCTTTCTCCCCATTTTCTCATCTGAGGGTTTTGGGATAATAGGCCTCCAAATTAAATATGAATTCTTATTCTTTTTCGATCTATAATACTTTAAGAACTGATTACCTAAATCAAAAATCCGAGAAGGCTCTAAGCGAACAGGTTTTCTTTAATTAAAGAAGAAGTGTCCTCACCCTCAAGATATTTTTGAATTAAAAGTTTAATATAATTATTAAATAATAGCTTATGATACTGTTTCTTATTTAAGACCTCACCTTCTGAATTTACAACGTGATTTGGACCTTTCTCTTCATACTGAATAATTTTGAACTGATCAGACATCGGTAATTTATCTGAAGTAAGAGTTAAAATTTCTAAAAGTTTAATATCTTTTAATTTGTTCCTAAGAGTCTCATGATGAGACCGAATTTTGTCTATATCAGAGGAAAACTTTCTAGATAATTTTTGTATTTCTTCTCCTTCATCTCGAAGACTATCAGTATAGGTTTCAAGACTACCCTTGATTTTCATGAATTCACCTTGGGGTAGAATTTCTCTCGCCACTTCTGGCATTTCAAAAGTAATCCTAAATGTTTCCATTATACCGATAAACCATCGTTTTACCGGTTCTGACCGAGATATAAATTCTTTAACTTCATCTAAAGTTATATCTTTATATGTCGGAAAGTCCCTTTTAAAAGATTCAAGAATATAGTCATCTCGAGACACTTCGGATGCTAACACACTGCGATTTAGAGTAGTGTCACTCTCATACTTTAGGTTTAGGATCATAATTATTTTATTTTCTTTGCCCTATAGTTTGACTGTAATATAACCGGGGTTTATTATATTACCTTCACACATGTAGTTATGTGAATGACAGGATACCCTAAACAATTAATCCTGAGAGTCATTATACGCTAACTTTGGAAATAAGGTTACTACTATGTACCCGTTAGCGGTCAATCATTTATTATGTTTGCCTTCTCATAATTCATATCGGTGATTAGTAGGATATTCTGAAAACTAGCTTCCTTGTTTCGACTAGACTTAGTCTCGGCCCACACCGGTATTGTAGGTTACCTACGACCCTACACTGGATGATCAGTAATACTCCACCTACTAGGGTAAGCTTTGGAACCTCTACTATAAAGCTACTTTTATATCATGACAAGTGGAACATACTATGTGGTGCATAG